GGGAGTTTCCAATCAGGCTAAGCGAGAAAAGGCTCTTACTTCGGCTTTGAAACGTCTCACGATCCCTGCGGAGTCCCACGAAGACTGGGAACAGATGGCGGAATGGCTGACAACCGTAGCGGAAGCTGTCTTCGATCGTACCGTATCGGTCAGTAGGCTAAGCCCCGAGGTTAGGGAGGGATCTTGTTTGGAGCTATCGAAAGGCGATGGAGGTAAACGCGGGTATATGATCAATAACCCGGTTGACTTCAGCAATGTAGGCCCTTTTGAAGACTTCGACCATAATCCCCTGCCTGCGTACTCGAAGGTGAAGATCTGCCCGATCGACAGTCGCGGAAAAGTCCGAGTTGTCACTGTGTCTTCTATAGGTTCGTCCAAATTCGAATACTTGAATCCGTGGATGGCGTCGTGCGTCAGGCGATGCACCTGGTCGATCTTTGGCCAAGAACCCCAGCAATGGGCGTCACGGAACCCTGAGTTTTTCGAAAGACCCGGATGGTACCTGTCTGGAGACTTGGAGGCGGCGACAGACAATTTCAGAACTGAAGCGTTCGAGACGGTTTTCGAGGTTGTAGCGCGAAAGTGGGGACTAACAGAGGAGGATAAGGCGGTGGTCTACGGCTGTACGACGCGGGCAAATTTTGTGGAGAAAGCAGACGATCGTGTCTCTCTCCTACATCAGCGCCGCGGGCAGCTCATGGGATCATTGTATTCCTTTCCGGTACTCTGTATCGTGTCATTCGCTATCGCCACGTTTTCTCAGAGAGAGTCGAGGGCCCTTAGTACTCCCAAAGGGATACGAGAGTTCAGTGGGTGCGGTGTCAACGGCGATGACCTGATTATGAAGGATGTCCCCAAGCATGTTCTGGCTTGGAAGGACTCGGTCAAAATCGTCGGCGGCGTCCCATCTACTGGTAAATCTCTGCTTAATCCCGAGTACTGGACCGTTAACTCGATGCTCTTTCGGGGTCATCGTTACCTCAATGTCCCGAGACTGACCATGCTTATCCAGGCCCAGTCTAAGAAAGATGCCGCGGCTTGCTGGAAGGCGAGTTCGACCGCTCTTTTTTGGACCCGAGAGATGAGTGTGCGCTGGAATCTAATGGACAAATACCAGGTGGCGATCCCGAGGAGATATGGAGGCTTGGGTCTCGAAGTTCACCCTGAGAAGTTGCAGCAGTACGTGAGAGCTAGGCTCCGTCACGAGAGGCGTAAGATCGTGTGGTTCGGCGAGCGCGCCCCCACATGCCGTCATTCGTTTGGACGTTGGGTTCGAAGGCCCGTCACGGAAAGAGCGCAACCTCAATTGGATGAGTTTTGTTGGTCTGAGACTGAGTACCCGGAGATTTCGGACGCGGACGTGCTGAACGTTTTGCGGGACGACGATGGAGTGTCCTTAATGGAGGAGTATCAGAGGGATATCCTTCACGCAGATGAACGGCTCGTTTACGTTTGGACCGGCGGGGACGAACTCCAGGACGTGTCTGATCTCGTAGAGCAGCTACAGGACGAAGAAGGGGTCGTAGTGGGGTCTGACCAACCTACTTCCGCAGTCGAAGCGCTGTCGGGGGGAATGAAAAACTCGGACGCTCATCCACCTCAAGGGTACTTCTGGTCTGGAGAAGACGGGACTACCAAGAGCTCAGGACTTATCGAAAGGAAACCGTACACAAGAAGGAATGGTGGTATACGGTCGATCGAGAATCTTTAGCCGAA